CTCCCAATATCTGCGTTCATTCAAAGAGGCTTTAAACCGCAAGACGTTCCTAGACGTAGACTTGATGAGTTACAGCTATGGAATTGTTTTAGTTATTATCCTGCTGTGCATTCTTGGGATATTTTAGAAGCACAAGCTGGTAAATACATAGGAAAAGACAAGAAATGGCACCACGGTAAATACCTATTTACGGTTGACTTTGCCCACCCTGAAAGTAATATCCTAGATACGGATCATTCAGAGATACCGCACGAGCATAAATGCGCTCACATCATAGCCCTAGACGACGGGAACTATGCAGCACAACCTAACAATAGATGTATTTGGGATATCCCATCATTCACTGTTAAAGACAATGTGCCAGATTGGAAAGTGCAAACATCTGAATGGAACGTAGAGAACACAAGTCAATGGAAAACAGAAGACACTGATAAGTTCTTCTACGAAATTGAGGAGAAAAAACATGATTAATAAATGTAAAGCAATTTGTTGCAAAGTTTGGAACAAAATAAAAGCTGGCTGGGAATGGATCGTGTCAAGATTCAACAGGTAGTTTATGGCCCTAAAAATTTCTGAATCCGCAGCCGTCCAGATGCCTATGAAGACGGTTGCCAGTTTGATCACGATGGTTGC